GTCAACGTCACCGAACCCGACGCATCACCAGACAAGGTGATCGTCGGAGACAAACCATTCGGCACATCATTCGACCGGCCAGCACCCAACACCAAAATCTCACCAGTGGAAGCATCAGACCTGACAACACGCCCAATCTTCTGCACCAACTCCGACGCACCCGTCGGACGCACATCAGTCAAACCACCCGACACCGCGACATACAAACTGTCATTCACCGAATACGACGACGTATCCACCTGACGAACAACACCAAGAATCGTCGCAGACCCCTCAGCATTATCAGCCAAAGTTTCATCCAACAAACCCAACGCAGGCATAGTGCTGGCTGTGCCAGCCAACGAAGCCTGCACCTCCACAGCCCCCGAAGCACCAACAGAACCAGTCGCATACACAGGTGTGCCCTTAGACAAAGAACCACCCGAAGTGTTCTTTACCTGAATGTGTGTCGCCCCCTGAAGATCACCCACAAACTCTGTTGCCGTGACAGTACCGTCAACCTCCAACTCCGTTGAAGGTGACGTAGTGCCAACACCAACACGCTCATTGACATCGTCAATGTGCAAAGGTGCCCCGTCCAGCAGGGCGGTTTCGATTGCTTCAACAGCCGAGTTGACGTTCGTGTGTAGAACGTCGTGGGGTGGGTTGTCCAGCCGGTCTGTTGCTAGGGGGTCGGGGAATGAGTCGACGGAAGTCGGGAAGTTCGTAGTCATCAGTTGCCCTCCGGTAGATCAGGGGCATCCCACGTTTCAGCAGGAGTCCAATTGGCTGGCGCGTCACGCAATGCCTGACGATACACAGCCCATTCATCGCGCTTACCTGTTGGGTCGTCGTGGGCCTGCGTCCAGTCAGATTCAGACAGCAGCCGGTTGCGTGCGTTTCTCATGCGCTCAACCCACCACTCAAAAGGGACTTCTTCGGGGTCTAGGTGTGATGCTAAGTTTATAATCATGGCGCACGACCTATCAATGTGCAGAAAAACTCATCATTCCCGCCCCAACTTACAGGCACCGTATCGGTGACATTTGCCGCCCCACCTTCGTGGTAAAAGCCGATAATCGTATCGCTATTCCAGTAAAAAGGAGTAGCCAAGTAATTGGCGTTTGCGGAAGCATCATATCTGTGTGCGTACCCATCTCTTGTATAGGTATGGATTCCTGATCGGCTAAATCCGGCTGCACTAGGAAGAACTAGGCGCAACGAACCCCCGCCAGAAGATGAGGAATACCTGAAGCCCGCTCTGACTATTTTCAGGTCGCCCACAACTAGGTAATAGCCGTAGTTGAAACCCGTAGTGGTTATCGAATTTCCGTTGAAGTCCCAAGAGGGGGTGAACGCAACCCACTCGCCAACCGGCGTTCCCCCAATACGCAGACTACCTGAAGTGTTGATGTCTCCGTTCACATCAAGTTCGTAGGCTGGTGACGTTGTGCCGATACCGACATTGGCAGAGGTGCTCAAAGACCCTGCACTCGGCTGATGCAGCGACGCATACGTCGTCCCGTCTATCTGAAACTCAATACCACCTGCGGCTGTGCTCGCTGAAGCACCTGCCCTGTTGAGAACAGTGTTGCCACCAGCATTCACAGTCAGGTCACCGCTCTGAATTAGAGCATTGCCTTCAACGTGTAGCGGCTGGCTAGGTGACGTTGTGCCTATGCCGACCCGCTCGTTCGCGTCGTCAATGTGCAACGGCGCACCATCCAACAGGGCAGTCTCAATTGCCTCAACAGCATCATTCACATCAGCATGCTGAGAAGCATGCGGAACCGAAGCCAGCGTATCGCTGGTCGTCGGATTCGTAAAAGAATCAACCGAAGACGGAAAGTTCGTAGCCACCGTCAGTCAAGCGTCAACGTAAGCGACGTGATCGTAAACGTGTCACCAGCAGCAACCGTCGAAGACGAGTTGAACGCACCAGTCCACACACAATCATCAGTCGGCTCACCAGACCCATCAACCGCATTCCCATTCCACAACGACCAATGCGTCAACGTCTCCGCCGTCGACACATTCGTCCACGAAACAGACGAAGTCAAACCCATCGAACCACCAGAAGCAGCATTGAACGAACACGCCTGCAACGTGTTCTCCCCAGCCGCATTCGCAGTCCCATCCTCACCCGGATCACCCGTATGCAACTTCAAATACGGAGACGACACAACAAAAGCCGTACCACCAACCGCATCCAACAAAGCGTTCTCAGCGAAGTTACTAATGCTCATTCCTGCACATCCTTAGGAATCTTAGGTTGCGCCTCACCGTCGCAACAACTGTCTTTAGCCCCACACGAAGGACACCTCCACCGACACTGAGTCGGCGGATACTCCATGCCGCACGCATAGCACTCCACTAAGAAAGCCAAATCGTTACACCGCCCTCAGCCGAGAATCCCGCTCACGGGCAGCCATAGCACCAATCAACTCATCCAACTCCTCATCAGACAACTGAGCAGCCTTACGATCAGTCTTCACCTCAACCTGAGCAGGAGCCATCTTATCCATCGCCTGCAACCACAACTGAGCCGCCCTAACGTCCCCATCCAACGCCCGAGCATGCAACGTGTCCAATACGTTCTGCGTGCGCTCAGGCGACCCCTGAAACGCCCTAGAACGCTGCTCCCACTCCCTAGCAAACACATCCTTCTTCTCCCACCGCCTCAGGGTCGACACGTCGACACCTAGGTGGTCAGCGAATCCTTGCTTAGACGCGGGGTTCCGTTCACTGGGTGCGGTACATAGCCAGTCCAAATACTGTTGCTGCCGTCTGTCCAGCCCCAAATCTTC